GATCCGTTTGCAGTTTGAATAGGATCTAATCCTAAAGTTTCTGCAGAAAGTTTATCGTTAACAAACTCAACTTCGCCTGTTACTGCAGTATCAAATACAGCACGATAAATTGTAAACTTAAGATCCTGCATTTGATCTGCTGTCCAAGTAGAAGCATTCTGAGACTTAAACAAAACACCAGCGTATGGTTGCTCAGAAATATATCTTTGCGATCCAGCGTTTTGCTCTCCCAACTGAGATATCCAAACATTATAGTTGTTTGAATCAGATACTAAACAGATACAGTACTCAGTTCCTTCTTCAACATAAACAGGAGAAGGGAAAGTAAACGTAGTTGCAGTATCAGGAGCAAAATATGTTTCACCATTAACAGAAACTGTACTGGTTGATATATTAACCTCGCTTGCAGGTTTATATGTTCTAGAAAATGGTAAAATATTTTTTCCTGGGAATCCATTTACCATTTCTCTAATTTGTAACTGAACAGGTATAGTGTCATCTTTAGTAGCAAAGTAGATGTCAACTTTAGTTAAGAATGCACCTCCTGGCTGATCAACCAAGAACGATTGAGCCAATGGATCATACCAACCTGTATCTGAAATAATTCTTCGAGTAGTTTCAGTAATTGTTCTAGTTTCCGTGACAGCTTCAGTAACAACTTCACCATTTCTAACAGCATTATATGTAGCTTGTCTTGTTTCTAAAATACCTTGTGCTCTATACTGTGCTCTAGATCTCGAAGTTGAACCAGAAATAATATTATTTTCGTCATCTATAAGTTTAAACTCTCTTGTACCAGTTCTAAATCTCATAGAATCAGTATTTGGAATATCAAACAATCCCAAAAGATCACCAGCTTCATTGGTAATTAAGTTATCGCCTAATGAAGCAGCGGTAGGTGTTCCACTTATAGTTCCTCTTGCACCTGAGATTGTTCCAACAATAACATCGCCATCAGCAAAAGATCCTTTGATATTGACAACATGTAATGCTAGTGTTCCATCAAAATCTGTTCTATATACACAGACAGCAGTTGCTGGTGATGTATCTTTGGTGTAGTTTGTAGAACTTCTAGTTCCAACATAAACAATATCACCTTTGTTCAATGAAACTTCAACATTGTCACCTATCGTTCTAGCAGTTTCTGAAGCATCTCCACCTGAGTTTGTATCATGATCAAATTCAGTGCTATACGAAGAAAGTTCAGTATATGTAATCTTAGTAGCTGGAGTAATGTATGATGAAATATCAACGTCATCAAAGAATGGATAAAATTGTGTTTCAGGTTTTAGTCCATGTGTGCTGAATAAAAGATTTCTTGATCTTATGTAAGGAATAACAGCAGTTGACAAAACTTTATCTTCAACTAACTGCTTATCAATTTTAGCAGCTACGGATGTCTTAATACCTGTTCTAGATTGTCCTACTTCCCTAGCACGAACTTCAGAGGTAATACTTCTAACCCATGGTCCACCACCCCTAGCACCAAATTCTCTGTTAACTTGTCGTCTAACCCTCGCTCTTGCAGCACTTCCTTGATGTAGCAGCACAAGATACAAGTTCCATGATTGACTTCTTCTTCCTTGAGACTCCCAAGCTCCAGTCCAGTTATTCTGCCAAGCATTCCATGATGTTCCTAAAACTCCACGCTCTTCTAAAATAGTTGTAAGTGCAGAAAAGTTTCCCTCAACATCATTAACAATATCTGGTTGACGTTTAACATCAATCCACTCATCAGAAGCAGGATTGAGATCAGTTCTACCCAAGAAAGTAAATATCGCAAATGGATTAATATTTTCTGTTCGTGATGCATATTTTTGTTCAATAAGTTCAGTGTGAGTATATGGTAACGTTACCAAATCTCCAGTAACCTGATATCCATCACTAGTTCTATCAGCATCAAGAGTATTTAATTCTATCATGTTAACATTATCCATGGTGTAGAAAGGTCTTAATACACCTTCTTCCATATCTAACGAACATGACCAATCAATCGAAGTTGGATCACCAGATGCCTGACTTGTAAAATTATCTACAAAGAAACCATTTTTAAATCTATCTAATCCATTGTTATCTAACAATGTTAATGATTTAGTTTCTACTTCCAAGAGAGATAGTGAAGTATAATATTCTAGATTACTAATGCGTTTTTCTATGGCACCGATATCACGCATCGTATATCTCTTATTGTCCATATAGATTACTTCAACATCATCAGTTGTTGCAGTATATGGCTTGGTATCCAATTTGTATAAAACCATAGCCAATGTAGGATCGTTAGGCTCTCCAGGATTTAAATTAGATACACCAGAAGTAATAAAGAAATTACCATTAACATCTACAGAAATTTTATCTTTTCTAGGTAGATAGTATGAGAAATCAGCCTCAACGTCGATACCACGTTTAGGTAAAAGCGAAGAACTTGATCCTGTTGTTGTAAAATCTGTTCCGTCATCATCGATTCTTGGTCTGAAGTCGATAAAATCAGTAAGCCCAAATGGTATCTCGGAATAACTAATAGTTGAAGTATAAGAGTTTACTGTAAAATAATCTCCGCTTCCACTATGAGCGAAATATTGATATGCAATAGAAATAGGAGCAGTAGGTGCTGGGCTGCCATCGTTCAAAATAATTTTTGAAACGTCATAATATGTTAAGTATTGACCATCGTCAAATGTATATCTGTTAGTAATATCAATAGAATACGTTCCAGTTGGAGCAGCAAATGTTCCTGTATCCATCAAAACTGACAACAATCTATAACCGTCAGCTTTACCCAAAATAATTTCTGATTTAGTAGCTGCAGCTTTAGAAGTTAAAGTTTGTCCAGTAACTGTAGTAAGAGTTTTAGTTTTCTCAGTTCCAGATCCTGTTCTATTTACTGCAGCAATAACTACCATCGCTGTAGAATTAACAGATGTCTGTATTTCTACCTGCGTATTTCCAACAGTTCTCGTAATACTAGAAGGTGAGATAATTGCTCCAGTATCGCTTCTAACCACCAAATAATTATCGCTATCAGCTTCTGAAGCAAAGGTATCATTACCTCCAGTTACAGCAAGTGTTAATAAACCTGACCCACTCGTAGTTCCTGTAAATCTTTGCGATACGGTGTAAGAAATAGCATTGACGCCAAGACTATCTCTTGCTTCCTTGACATATTCGTATGGGAATTGAAATAATAATGTTGAGTTGTCAGGCTCTTTCATTTCAGTTGTTAGTTTATAAACAACAACCCCAGTTGCTGTAACTGCACTGTCAACATCTATACTATTATTATCTGTAACTGCAGTAACCTTTCTTACAGTTGAAGAATCACCAACGTAAATATAATCGCCAACCGATAATTCACTATCAAATAAAGTTCCAGTACCTGTTAGAGTTGTTGATGCTGCAGCAGTAACTGAACCTGTCAACAAGTTAGTAACAGGAGATATATCAGCAGTAAAACTAGTAGTTGCTGATCCAGTGCTATAATATACTGACTTTAGATCTTGGTTGAAATCGTAACCTGAAGTAACATCAACATCAAACAACTGAATTTTATAAACAGCTGTTGTTGTTCCAATAGTTCCACTATGATATTCTACACCTCTAACTCTTGCTGTACCAATTTGAGTTCCTGATGATGAACCACCAGAAGCAATAAGTTCATCATATAGTTCTATCACAGAAAATTCTTCAATAGGTGGAACTGCATGTAAATTTGTTATTAGGATATAATTTCCAACAGTAGCATTAATTTTAGCGTTTGTAGCATTAGCATAATCTCTAGTCTTATCAAACGGTAAATACTCAGTTGCAATTTTTTCTATCTCATATCCACGAACATATGCCTTTCCTGGCTCCATACCAATTGCTAATTTAGTAGAATCTCCTGGAGTCGTTGAGTCGAGTGCGTCGTAAATTCCTCGATTAAATTTCGGATATGGATCGTACAACCATGTAACACCACCTGCCCCATCGGTTCCTTCACCAATACTATGAGATGGACCAGAGGATGCTGAGGTGCCAGTAGTTCTAGCAACATAATAGTTGCCGCCATTGGTAACAATATCTCCAATCACATAAGCTCTTGATGCTGTCCATGCACCCCTGTCGTTATTTCTGTGTTCCCGAACATCAATTTTAAATGGGCTGACAGTATAATTGCCTGACTCATCAAAAGTTCTTCTTGCTAAAGTTTCTTCTAAGAGAGAATAATCAGTTCTTTCAATTTTATGTTGAATAGTTCCATTTTCTATTCTAACCAATTCTACAAAATCTTCATCTTCTGTAGAAGCCAAAGTAAGTTTCTTTAACGTTAAATCTATTTTGTATCTATCAGCTCCTGGAGCTGCATAGTTATAAGATCCCTGTGCGTTATCCAACAAACTAATATCGTCATCTGAATCAACAAAAGACTCAGTGATATCCAAACCTACTCGATATGAAGGCGAATTTGCGTATTTGTCAAGTATTAAATTTTGTGTACTAACAATACAAAATGTTCCTTTAACGAAATAAACACCACGCTGAACAGAAGCAATAGAACCCAATCCAGTTGCCGAAGATGAAATGGCTTGTACAGTATAAGAAGCACTTCCAGTTTCTGGAGCAATAACTTCATTATCTGCAAATATTTTAGTAGCGTTATCAGTTCCAGAATCCAAATATTTTACAAAAATAGTATTTGAATCTGTCGATGTTGCTGTTGAACTAGTTTTAACTAATGCTCTAACACCGCTGGTTTGTCCTACTACAATTAATCCATCTAAATTAGATAAGAAACCTGAAACAGCTGTGGTTCCATATACAGGTTGAAGTTTAACATACCCAATATCCGTATCAACAGATATCTGTCCTGGGATAACCATAGATCCTTCTTTGAAAACATGCGAGCCAAATTTAGTAATTTGGTTTTGAAGAATCGTTTGTAGTTGTGTTAATTCTCTTGCTTGTACAGCATATCCTGGTCGAAAAAGAACACGATAAAACTTATCATCTTCATCATAATCATCAAAGTAGGGTTCAGCGTTAAAGTTTAGTGCCATGTTTTCGCTCTTCTAAAGTTGTTATGTTTGTTATTTATTAGTTAGAAGTCCAATATACTTCTAGCTGTAATCGATTGTGTAGAGGTTGGAGTAAATGCGTTTTTATTATCAATAAACCACAAGTCTCCACTATACTTATCTACGGTTGGGTTGGTAACTGATGCGACAGCAAAAGTATCACCATCTGCATTTTCAAATACGTCACTAATTGATGGCGTATCATTAGATAATGATTGTATTAATGCTTTTGTTGATTCAACAGCAACTATTCTATACTCAGCTGTTTCTCCAACTATATTTATCAACATATCGTTGGTAAAATCTGCAGTGTTTATAGTTCCATGTACAACATAACAGGTAGAACCATTATTAGCTGCAAAGGTAGTAGTTCTGTCAAATACTTTTGGGTTTTTAATAATTCCAAGTTGTCTATAATCATTATCTAAAATAAATCCTTGATTTCTTTCTACCGCAATCGTAGTATAGATACTCAAAGAAGAAGCTGCTAATTCATAAACAGCATTTTTACCATGACCACCTTGTGGAGAAATAATTGCTCTAGCTGTAGCACCAGATCCTCCACCTGAGATTGATATTGTTGCGTAGGTATATCCAGATCCTACATCAGTCATAGTTATGCTCTCTAGCGTTCCTGTGGAGGATAAGTTAGCAGTAGCAGTTGCTCCGCTTCCATCACCAGAAATAGTAACAGTAGGAACTCCACTATAACCAGAACCTGCAGTTTCTACCACAATATGATGAATAGCACCATCAACAGCAAGTAGTTCTACGTTAGATTGAATCGTATCTAAATCACCTTGAGATAAATCAACAGTTAAGTCTGCTCCGCTT